GCACTTTCAGAAGATGTTGAAGTCAGAGAGGTTCAATTCAAGGATGGACTTCTTACCGTTAAGTTGGGTAAAGTAGTTCCAGAACATCATGCACGAAAAGAATATCTATGATATAATTAAAGAACTTGTTATCATGTAATGGATTATAAAAGTTCTGGAGTTGATATAGAAGCAGGAAATGCTTTCGTAACTAAGATCAAAGATACTGTCAAGTCCACCTATCGACCAGAGGTTGTGGGTGGATTTGGTGGTTTTAATGGTATGATTAAAATACCAGAGGGGTATAAGAAACCAATCTTAGTATCAGGGGCAGATGGTGTCGGCACTAAATTATCAATTGCACAGATATGGGATAAACATTATGAGGTTGGTATTGATTTAGTTGCAATGTGTGTAAATGATGTGATTACATGTGGAGCAGAACCATTATATTTTTTGGATTATATTGCAACTGGTAAATTGGATGCAAAAAAATTATCTGAAATTATTACAGGAATTGCCATGGGTTGCACAAAATCAGGATGCACACTGTTAGGTGGTGAGACTGCAGAAATGCCAAGTATGTATGACTCAATGAAATATGATCTTGCAGGATTTTGCACAGGTGTCGTAGAAGAAGATGATATAATTGATGGTTCAGATATTACTAAGGGTGATTTAATAATTGGTATCGAGAGCAGTGGACTTCATAGTAATGGATACAGCTTGATTAATGATATGCTTTGGAGACATAAGATTGCTTACCTTGATATGCCTGAGTTATCAACACCAACACGTATCTATGCATCAGTGGTCAAAGAACTAATAAATGAAATCCCAATCTTGGGTATGGCACATATTACTGGTGGTGGAATTGTTGAGAACTTACCAAGATGTATTCCTGATGGACTTAAACCAATTGTAAATTATGATTCATGGCCGATGCCCGATATATTTAAAAAAATTATGTTTGCGGGAGAGATACCACCAGAGGAAATGAAAAGAGTATTTAACTTAGGTATTGGATATTGTATTGTGATTCCAAAAGAAGCAGAGAAGGATGCTCATGATACAATAGATGCATTTGGATACAAAAGTTGGACAATCGGAGAAGTTATGTTATAATATATAAAGAAATTGAAATCAAATGGAAAAGAATATACAGTGTATCATCCTGCCAAGTGGTGTTGTTTTGATATCAGAAATCGAAGAAGTATTTGGTGATATACCTGGTGAACCAGATTGTAAAATCATCAGTCCTTATAAGTTAATCAAAACAAAAGATGTATACACTTTGGAACCATGGTTGGATTTTAGCAATCAATCTGCTACAATGATGAGGTCAGGTGATGCACTCACATTTGTCGAACCAAATGGTGAATTACATGACAAGTATATTAAATTGACATCCTAATGAGGTTTTACACCAACGTTCAAATGGTTGGAGACAATTTCTTAGTTCGTGGTTATGAAAATGGAAGACATTTTGCCACTCGTGAGAAGTTCTATCCAACCCTTTTTGTTCCCTCAAAAAAGAAGACAAAATACAAAACTCTTGAGGGTGAGTATGTTGAGTCTGTTGAGCCAGGCACTGTAAGAGAGTGTCGTGAATTTATCAAAAGATATTCTGAAATTGAGAACTTTAAGGTGTATGGTAATGATCGATATATCTATCAATATATTTCAGAGAAATATCCAGAAGAAGAAATCAAGTTTGATTCAAGTAAAATCAAGATCACCACATTAGACATTGAGGTAAAGTCAGAGAATGGTTTCCCTGATGTAGAATCTGCTGCGGAAGAAATACTTCTTATATCAATACAGGATTACACAACAAAACAGATTCGCACTTGGGGTCAAGGACCTTTCAATAATAAACAGAAGAATGTCATATACAAAGGGTTCGATAGTGAGTATGAGTTATTAAATTCATTCATTCACTGGTGGATGATAGAAGAGAATACACCAGAGGTCATCACTGGTTGGAACAGTGAGTTGTATGATATACCATATCTGGCACGTAGACTTGAGAGAGTCTTGGGAGAGAAACTTCGTAAACGTTTATCTCCGTGGGGATTGGTAACTGAAGATGTAATCTATATTGCAGGACGTAAGAATATTACATATGATATTGGTGGTATCACACAGTTAGATTATCTGAATCTTTACAAGAAGTTTACCTACAAGGCACAAGAGTCATATCGTTTGGATTATATTGCATCTGTAGAACTTGGACAAAAGAAACTTGATCACTCAGAGTTTGATACATTCAAGGACTTCTATACAAAAGGTTGGCAGAAGTTTGTCGAATACAATATCATTGACGTAGAACTTGTTGACCGTCTGGAAGATAAGATGAAACTCATCGAACTTGCAATTGTTATGGCATATGATGCCAAGGCAAACTATGCAGATGTATTCTCACAGGTTCGGATGTGGGACACGATAATTTATAACTACTTAAAGAAACAGAATATTGTAATCCCTCCAAAGGAGAGATCTGATAAAGTCGAAAAATACGCAGGTGCTTATGTCAAGGAACCGATTCCTGGAAAGTATGATTGGGTGGTTAGTTTTGACCTTAACAGTCTTTACCCTCATCTCATTATGCAGTACAATATTTCCCCAGAGACCCTCCTCGAAAAAAGGCATCCCACAGCTTCTGTTGATCGAATCCTTGAGGAAGAAATAAACTTTGAGTTGTATCAGGATAGTGCTGTGTGTGCCAATGGTGCAATGTATCGAAAAGATAAAAGAGGTTTTCTTCCAGAGTTGATGGAGAAGATATACAAAGACCGCACCATATACAAAAAGAAAATGCTTGCTGCAAAACAAGCATATGAAAAAACTCCTACCAAGACACTTGAGAAGGAGATTGCCAGATGTAATAATATACAGATGGCACGTAAGATCCAACTTAACTCTGCCTATGGTGCCATTGGAAATCAATATTTCCGATACTACAAACTTGCCAATGCAGAGGCAATCACTCTATCGGGTCAGGTTTCGATCCGATGGATTGAGAACCGAATGAATACTTTCATCAACAAAATACTAAAAACGGAGAATGTCGATTATGTTATTGCTAGTGACACTGATTCTATCTACCTCAATCTGGGTCCTCTGGTCGAAGTTATATACAAAGGCAGAGAAAAGAATGCTTCTAGCATTGTCTCGTTCCTTAATAAGATCTGTGAAATGGAATTTGAGAAGTATATTGAAAGTTCTTACGAAACGTTGGCGAACTACGTAAATGCCTACGAACAAAAGATGGTGATGAAACGTGAGAATATTGCCGAACGTGGTATCTGGACTGCAAAGAAAAGATATATTCTCAATGTATGGGATAGTGAGGGTGTTCGATATGAAGAACCTAAACTTAAAATGATGGGCATTGAGGCAGTCAAGTCATCAACTCCTGCACCTTGTCGCACCATGATTAAGGATGGACTTAAGTTAATGATGAATGGCACAGAAGAAGATGTGATTCATTTCATAGATGATTGTCGTGCAAAGTTTAAGACTCTTAATCCAGAAGACATCGCATTTCCAAGAACCGCATCTGATGTTCGTAAGTACAAAGCATCCTCTACCATCTATGCGAAAGGAACACCGATACACATAAGAGGTGCTCTTTTATTCAACCATTATGTAAAGAAGAAACAATTAGATAAAAAATATTCTTTAATTAGTAATGGTGAAAAGGTTAAGTTCATATATTTGCAGAGACCAAATATCATACAGGAGAATGTAATATCATTCATTCAAGACTTTCCACATGAACTTGGACTTGACAAATACATAGATTATGATCTACAATTTGAGAAGAGCTTTGTAGAACCACTTAAAGCCATTCTTGATGCGATTGGATGGAACGTTGAGAAAACTGTAAACCTTGAATTATTTTTCACATAATGGATTTTTTAAAAGAAATAGTAAAAGAGATAGGAGATGAATATACGCAGATTGCGTCAGACATTGATGAAACTGAAAGATTCATTGACACAGGATCCTACATTTTTAATGGACTCATTAGTGGGTCTATTTTTGGCGGGGTTAGCAGCAATCGTATTACTGCTATTGCTGGTGAGACAAGCACTGGTAAAACTTATTTCTCACTTGCTATTGTCAAAAACTTTTTGGATACTCACCCTGATGGGTATTGCCTCTATTTTGACACTGAAGCAGCAGTCAATAAAGGATTATTGGAGTCTCGTGGAATTGATACAACACGGTTGGTTGTTGTGAATGTCGTGACAGTTGAGGAGTTTCGTGGCAAGGCACTTAAGGCAGTTGATATATACTTAAAATCAGATGAGGAGAATCGCAAACCTTGTATGTTTGTTTTGGATTCTTTAGGTATGCTTTCTACAGAGAAAGAAATTCGTGATGCTCTAGATGATAAACAAGTTCGTGATATGACCAAATCACAACTTGTTAAGGGAGCATTTCGTATGCTTACTCTCAAACTTGGTCAAGCAAATATACCACTCATAGTTACTAATCATACCTACGATGTTATCGGATCTTATGTCCCAACTAAAGAAATGGGAGGAGGCAGTGGCCTCAAGTATGCCGCGTCTACGATCATTTATCTCGGCAAAAAAAAGGAAAAGGATAAGACAGAAGTTGTTGGAAACATTATTAAAGCTAAGACGGTTAAAAGTAGACTCAGCAGAGAAAACAAACAAGTCGAAATAAGACTTTACTATGATGAGAGAGGACTTGATCGTTACTATGGTCTTCTTGAGTTGGGAGAACTTGGTGGTCTTTGGAAAAACGTTGCAGGTAGATATGAAATTGATGGTAAGAAGATATATGCAAAAAATATTTACGCAGAACCAGACAAATATTTTACTGATGATATAATGAATAAGTTAGACGAAATATCAAAGAAGAATTTTTCTTATGGAACGAATTGAATCCACAATTCTAAAAAATCTAATACACAATGAAGAGTATGCTCGAAAGGTAATTCCTTTTATTCAACCTGATTATTTTGAGGATCGAAAAGAAAAAGTAATCTTTGAGGAAATCATATCATTTATTGTCAAGTATGGATCATCCATAACTGTAGAGGCACTAAATATTGAGGTTGAGAATCGAACTGACCTTTCAGATACAGAAGCAAAAGAAATTCATGAGATAAATCAAAATCTTATGAAATCTGTTGTTGATGAGCAGTGGTTACTCGATTCGACTGAAAAGTGGTGTCGTGATCGTGCAATCTATCTTGCGTTGATGGAATCGATTCACATTGCAGATGGTAATGATGACAAAAAGAATCGTGATGCAATCCCAACAATTTTATCAGATGCACTTGCAGTCTCTTTTGATAATAATATTGGACATGATTACTTACTAAACTACGAAGAAAGATATGAGTTCTATCACAAGAAAGAAGAAAAAATCGAATTTGATTTGGAATATTTTAACAAAATTACCAAAGGTGGTTTACCTAATAAGACTCTTAACATCGCGCTTGCTGGTACTGGTGTCGGGAAGTCTCTATTCATGTGCCACGTTGCTAGCTCCGTGTTGTTACAAGGGAGGAACGTACTCTACATTACAATGGAAATGGCAGAAGAGAAAATTGCTGAAAGAATTGATGCAAACTTATTAGATGTTTCGATACAGGACTTAACTGATTTACCCAAAACAATGTTTGAGAATAAGGTTACTGCCGTATCCAAGAAAACTCAAGGACATTTAATTATAAAAGAATATCCAACTGCGGGTGCACACAGTGGACATTTTAAAGGATTACTTAATGAATTAGCATTAAAAAAATCTTTCAGACCTGATATAATATTCGTAGATTATCTAAACATATGTGCATCTTCACGTTACAAAGCAAATGCTAATGTCAATTCGTATTCCTATATTAAAGCGATTGCGGAAGAACTTCGTGGTCTTGCCGTCGAATCGAACGTTCCGATTGTTTCCGCAACTCAAACTACTCGTAGTGGTTTTGC